GTGCAAGTTCATTAAGAAGTGACTTAAAGTGCCCAGCGTGAGCAGATGCCGTTGGGTATTCTTTAATAATTAGTTGTCCCTGTGTTTTCTTTGCAAGGTTTGTTACCTTGTTTTCAAACATCTGCTTCGGAAGATCTACAATATCTTGAATGGGAACATTCAGAAGGTTTGCGTCGATTCTTTCAGCAATTCTTTCCTCTGCCATTTCAAGAGTGATGTAGAGAACATTTCTCCCCTGCAATAAGACTGAAGATGCTACATGGCACATAAAGAGACTTTTTCCAACACCCGTACCAGCAAGAGCGATATTGAGAGTCTTATTGGGTAAACCACCTTTTGTGATTTTATTAAAATATTCAAGATCAAACTCAATTTTATCTTCCTTTTTATGGTAGGACTCATAGCGTTGTTCGTAGTCTAACAGATAATCATGTCCGATGTGAGTATCAAAAGATACTGCAAGCGCATCCGAAAGAATGCTAGGAATACTATCACGATTTTTCTTATCATCTTTACCATCTGCAATATGGATAGATTCCATAAGAGCAAGATAGATAGCACGATCTCGACACCACCTTTCAGTAGTATTAACCAACCAGTTAAACTCTGCTGCTTCATCATCCAGATAACTAATCATCTGAGTGATTTCTTTAAAAGAGGTATCGTTAATGTCTTGACGCTTCTCTACTTCAATACAAAGAACTTCTTTTGTTGCTGGTTGATTATACTCCTGAACGAACTTGAGTATTTCTTCAAACACAACTTTTTGATTAACATCCTCAAAATATTCCGATTTAATAAAAGGAATAACTTTGCGGACATATTCTTCATTATGAAGAAGATTACGAAGAATAAGAATCTCAACTTTATCCATGTGGCATATCAAATACAAATGTTATTCTTGTCTCATCACCGATATTCACGGTTCCATGAGGTAATTTGTTGTTGAACCATAGAAGAGTTCCTGGTTCAACAACAGTAGTATCAGCACCACAAAAATACTGATATCTTCCGAGAATGGAAAGATGATACCTATCTCTGGTAAGATAGTATGTTCCCTCATCAATATGAGCACCTACGATTTCATCAACGGGAAGAGAAAGAAATCCACAACGATGTAGTTCTCTATTTCCAAAGTGCTTGCGTACAATCTTTCTGATTTCTCTATGATGTTCGTATGCTGGAGTCTTGATATTGATTTCGGAATCTCCAACAAAGTCTTCTTTGTTCTTGACTCCACCCATTATAAGTTGAAGAGCACTCACTGGCAAGTCAGCAAATCCCCTATCAACTAAGGACTGAGAATCCTTCAGATGTTTCTGATGGTCCCAGTCCTGTGGATATTTTTTAAGTTGATCTACAACTTTAGATACATTGATTCCAGTTTTAAGAATCTTTATCACAATCCGTAACTAAACTCCTGCTTTGCAATCTCATCAAGTTTTTGCATCACTTCCTCAGTAAAATACTCTTCAGGATTAGCAAGAATTTGTTTGGCATAGATCTTTTTACCATCCATTTCATAACGACCTGCGACATTTTTCCACAGACCCCCAATCTCACCAAGTTCAAGTAGTCCATAATATCTATCCAGGCCGCGTTCATCATAAAAAAGACGAACCTCCACATCTTTATTCTCCTTACTCAAACGCGATTTAGCAGTCTTAGCTTTGATAATATTGCCGACCACTTCTGTTCCATCTTTTTCTTTCTTTTTGCTGAGATAAATGATCGTAGAAGATGCGTATTTGAGTCCAGAACCTCCTCCCATTTCTTTAGTTGGTACGTAAGCTCCGATGACATCGTATGTATGATTTGTGACAATGAGCGGGACATTTGCTTGACCTAGTTTGAGTGTGAGCATTCTGAATGCACCTTTAACAAGTTGCGATTTAGTCATATCACGAACTTGTTTATCATTCAGTGCATCAGTGATTTCTTTCTCAGTTGAAAGCATACCCAAAGAGTCTAACACAAACATACAAGGTTTGCGTTCTTCTAATGGTTTCTTAAGATATAAATCTACTGCTTTGAGGGCCTTTGTACGAAACTCTTCAATAGTAACAACGTTAACAACAACCAAACGAGAAGTATCAATTCCACGAGATTCTACAAGTGATTTGGTAATAGCAGCTTCAGTATCAAAATAGAGACAATACCCATCGGGATTGGTATCAAGAAAATTCTTAACAACGGCGAGGCTAAAGAAAGTTTTTCCAGTACTAGACTCTCCAGCAATAGCAGTAATCTTATTCCCAGATACACCACCAAATATGCTACCTGAAACCAGTGCATTAAAAATGTATGAACCCGTGTCAACATAAGTCTCAGTCTCATCAATATCTGACGCTAACTTAGTATAGTCATCGCCAATCTCTTTTACAATGTCTTTTAAAAAATCCATCACGCAACCATCCCGTATTCTTCACGAAGTATTTTTTTATAAGGCAAACCTTGTTCTCTAAGTTCTCTAACTAACTTTAGTTTATGGTAGAGAGCAGCGTCTCCACCAAACCCAAGTGCTTTTACAATAGTATCCAGTTCTTTATCGTTAATGGGCAAATCCATCAGGCAAAAAATGATTCAAGGTTTACAGTTTTTTCCACTTTCCAACCAATAGCATCAAGAATGATCTTCAATGGTTCTAGGAAGGCTTTCTCAAATTGTAGTTCATAGTCAATGTATTTGTCAAGACCAAGTTCTTTTGGAAACTCTTGGATGAATGAAATAACATTCTCTTGAATTGTATTTGGTTTTTTAAGAAAAATAAACTTAATCTTCTCACCATTTTGAATCAAAGAATATCTATTTGTTAGATTATTCTTCTTTATGTAGTGATTGAAAAGTAATGCCCCACGAACATGAATAGGTGTTCCTTTGGAGTAAATCGTTGCTGACGATTGATACTTTTGAACATCAGATGCTGAACGTGGAAAAGATATTTCCTCAGGAGAAAGTTTTTTAAACTTTTCCCTAGACTTTTCAATAAAATCAATCACTTCATCTTCCGTACCACTCATCAAGATCGTAAAAGACTCTTTCAGCATCTTACGGCAAGGTGCTGGAGTAGAAGACTTGATTGCCTCAATACCTTTGATCTTTAGTTTGGGTTCTTCATAGCGAACACCTTCACTGTCCCATACACTGAGAATATAACGCTTCTTAGCAGTCCAGATACCACGCTCAGCAATACATTCACGCTTCATAATCATTTTCTGATCATAGGCATTCACATAGTTAGCCAGTTCTTGGTAAGAACTTTCAATATACTTTTCAAGTTCCACTTGACAGATCTTATCAATGAACGAAACAATGCCTTCAGTAGTTTTCTCTCTTCCTTTGTATACAGTCTCAACCAGAGGACCCATATTGACGTACAGAGAATCAGTATCAGAAGCAATAACATAATCAACATTATCAGTTTTGAGAACTTTATTCAGGTATGAATTTACTTTATTCATAATCCATTGAATAGAAACTTGACCTGAAAGAGTGATTGCCTCAGCATTTGCTAGTTTATAGTAACGGAAATACTGATTGCCAATGGCACCATAAGCAGAGTTGAGTTGAATCTTTCTTGCCATCTGAATGTTATTACATCGGGCAATTTCTTTAACTAGTTCCTTATTCTTTGTTTTTTCATATTCTTGCTCTGCTGCAAGCATTTTCTTTTTGAAGATCACACGTTCATTATAGATCTTCTCCATCAGTTCAGGGAGAAATCCACGCACATCTTTACGGTACATTGCACCATTTGCACATACTGCATAATCTTTATACAGTTCAAAGTTCAGACTTTGATTGAGAATTTTATCCACCGAAACAGTTGGGTGCCTCTCATCCAGAAGAGTTTCTGGCGAGATATTATATTGCATAATCAAGTGAGGATACAGTGAGTTAAGGTCAAATGAAACCACCCAATCATACTTTCCAGGAATCGGTTCTTTTACATATGCACCAGCATATTTTTCATCCTTTTGAGACTTATTCTTTGGGGGAATAACAATATTCCTTTTCTTTAAGTATGTGTAGATAATATTATCCCACATTCTTACTTGATAAAATACATCAGCGTAGTTGACTTTAGCATCATATGCCATCGTCAAAGCAAGTTCAATCAACTTCATCTTGTCTTCCAAACGGTCAACAAGTTCTACGTCAACGATGTTGTACTCAATAAACTTTTGCCAACCTTGATTGTAAAAATCTTTGAACGTATCAAACTCAGAGTGATCTAGTTTTTTCTGCCCAAGTTCAACTTCAGCAATATAATCAAGACGATAAGATTCCTGTGCCTTATAAGTAAACTTCTTATAAAGATCAAGATAATCGAGTTGAGTCAATCCACCCACATCAAATGTGGTATGCTTGCGACCATTGATGAATACTTCACCTTCAGTCACGAGTCCCCAGTTAGAAAACCGTTTCATTAGTTTCTCACCAAGAACACGATTGAGTCGTTTGCAGATATATGGAATATCATACATCTGAATGTTCCAACCAGTCACAACATCAGGAACGTCAACCATCCAATAGTTAATGAAATGACTCAGAAGTTCATATTCAGTTGGGCAGTGATGATATGTCAGATCACTGCGATTATGATTGAAAGGTTTGACTCCCCAAGTAATAATCTTTTTGGTTGTATAGTCTTGAATTGTAATCGCAAGAATTTCTTCAGAACAAGATTCCACATCAGGAAATCCCTCTTCAGATGCAACCTCAATATCCAGAGTTACAAGTTTGATTTTACTGATGTCAAACTTGATTTCATCCTCTGGATATTTTTCTGAGATATATTGATAGATATAGCGATCGTTTCCATAGATCTCAAATCCATCTACATTATCATATTTGGAATAAAACTCACGACAGTCTCTTACAGTTCCGGGTTTAACTGGTTCAACTGCTTCTCCACTTAATGTTCTATACTTAGAATCTTTTTTAGTTTTTACAAAAAGAGTTGGGAAAAACTCATCTCTAGTTTCAAATCTTTTTCCATTATCTACTCCACGAACCAAAAATTGATTTCCAATCAACTGAACATTAGTGTAAAATCTCATTCTTTAATCAGGTCCTCATATTTTTCAAGTAGAGTTGGAGTTGGATCTGCAAGTGTCAGAATCTTATCCGAACTCATCATAAAAGTTTTTTCTTTCGTGTACCCACAAAGAAATGGTTCCAAAGTTTGATCACTTTTCACCACAAATGGATCAACCAACTTACAGTCAGGTTCTCCAATGTCAGCACCAACCTCTTCAATTTTGCTGATCAGAATCAGATTGTTCAGTAATGCCAGAATCTTTACTGCCTTTTCCATATTCAATAACATCCTCAATGTACATTTCTTTTAGTTTAATAGTTGGTTCAACCATTGTAACCAACCATTCAGCTGGAATTGAAATCGTTTCATCTGCAGACAAAGGAATCCAGGGATACAGAGAAACTTCAAAACCAGTCTTTTTATCAGAACCAGAATCTTCAACTAGACTTGGATTACGCATCCTAACTAGGCATGGTTTAGTTAGGTAATATCCAAGTACTCTAATATTTTCTCCCTCACCTACTGCCATTTCAGCAACATCTGCAATCAAGTCCTCTCCAGACTTGAGAAGCATTAATTTAATAGTCATAGTTTACCACGGACCTCCTATGAGTATAGCA